TTTTTATAGGTGCGTCCTAGTTTAGGATCTCTTAGTTGACATCCAGTTCTGACATACACTCTACCTAATTCACCGTTAGGATAATACTTTTCAGACATCCTAACTGTTGCACCAATTCCATTAGATTCCCCATCGGTAAGAAATACAGTATTGACTTTATCCACACCAGTTTCTTTAATGAATTCAGGAAGTAGATGATGCAGTGTAACAATTGCTTCATTCAAAGGAGTTCCTGAAAGACCAAAATTTGAAGGAACCATACTGCTTCCATAGAATTTTGTAAACGTACCTAGACGCCAAACATTCAAACAATCTTCATCAAACTGAGAAGAACTTCTTTTATGTGACAACAAATTCATCAACCGAAATCTTTTGTGTAGGGATAGTTCATCAATAACTGGATCTTGAATCTCATAAAGGTTCTTATCCCCATCGAAATCATCCTCATCAACATGCTCATATGTAAACGCATACACTTCAAATGGAATATTAACTTTCTTACAGAACCAAACAAGATTTAAAAGTTGTTTAATTGTATCATGCATGACATTGCACATAGAACCAGACCAATCCAATATAAAAACAAGTCCGTGATTTTTACCTTCAGGAAGGGTAGTAATTTTCTTAAAGATATCTTCACTAAATTTATAGTTGTGAAGTTTACTAGTATCGAGAGAACCTGTTTTAGAAATAGCAGAACGTGAATATGCTGCTGCTGACTTCTTCATCTCAAATTCCTTTACAAGATAGTTGACACTCTTGACAGCATTCTTTTTATATTTTCTATACTCCATCTCATTAGTTAAGAGTACTCGTGACTCATAAGTATCAGACGTAAAATTTTCAGAAGAATAAAATCTATTAAGTTCAGAATGAATCGTATAACAATCAACTACAATACGATCTAGATATATGCACTCAGGAATTTGAACGTAAGTTGATTCTCTTTCGTGTTCAGAAATTAACTCCTGCTGGTTATCTACAAATGCTTCATCAGTTGTAGATTCAAATTCATTAACAGAACCACCACTATTTCCACCAGAAGTACTATTTTCACCAGATGGTTCTTCATCCGATTCGTCATCTGAGAGGGCACTAGGAGCGTCTGTAGCGTTGCCGTTATCCCCTTCAGTAGGTTCGATATCAATCTTCTGTGATTCATCACTTTGGTCACCTTGACCTTGCTGCATTTTCTCAGTGTTNAGTTTAACTTTTTGAGGTTCCTGTTCTCTAATTTTTAAGAANTCATGAAGATCATAACTAAGTTCTAAAACTTCATCCCAGGTCTCCACAGTTTCTCCACGCTTCACAAAGACCATTTCTTCTTCCTTAAAAGTGATCATGTGATATGCACCAATCTTAAAGTACAGATTGAACCGATCAATCAATGCCATTTCATTTAGATCTTCTTCTTCCACGCAGAAGAAATCTTGAGAATGAAGTTCCTGATATCCTTTATAAAAAGTTTTNCTAAGACCAGGATAACGACGCTTCATCAGTTTTTCAATACGAGCATCCTCAACAACATTAACAAAAGATGANGGAACAGAACTATACTTATTCTTTCTCCAGTCAACATTAGGTGTATACAAAGCATGACCAACCTCATGACCAACTAGAAGATCATAAACACGATTAGATGCTTTCTTCCACATAGGAAGGGTCAGAACTCGACTATCGACATTGAAAGAAGCAGTGCTTACTTGACGATGTTCGACAATTAGATTTTCGGTTGCCAGAAGTTTGGCAAGAGTTTCTTTGATTTCAAACTTCATGGGGTCTCCTTTGAACTGAACCTATAATACAAGAAAAGGACCACCCTAAGGCAGTCCTTGTGACACTTATTAAAATGGTTTAGAAAAGTTCTTAACCTTCTTGAACTGTACAACGTTATCAAATTTGTCATGCAGCATATCTTCTTTGTGTGAAATCACGAAGACATTGTTACCATCTGTAACTGTTCGGAGAATGTTAATAAAATCTGCAGTTCCATTGCCATCCAAAGAACTGTCAAAGATCTCATCTAAGATAAGGATGTTTGTATTGACAGAGTTTTTAAGTTTAGCAACCTCTCTCCATGTAAACAGAAGTGCTAAGTCAATCCTCATCTTCTCACCCTCAGAGAATGATGCATATGAAAACTCATCCCTGAATCGTGACTTGATAGTTTCATTAAAAGTATCATCAAGATTGAAGTTAACATAGAACTCAAGTTCTTGAAGGTTCTTATTAATAAGAGTGTTCATCACAGGAAGATACTTTCTAATGATTGAACTCTTAACTCCACTGTCTTTAAGAATCTCAGCAATGATCTTCAACTCAGTAGATCGTTTTACAAGCACCCGACGCTGGAGTTCTTGACCTTTACCTTGAGTGATAAAGGTTTTCATGTTATCACGTTCTCTATCAATGTTGTCGGTATTAGTTTTTAGAGATTCAATTTTTTCTTGAGTTTCTTTAACCTTCTCCTGTTTCCAGTTTATTGTAGCAAAACAATTGTTAATTTTGTTTTGATGTTGAGTGATATCTTTTTGAATAACATTTCTTTTAGAGAAAACTTCTGTTAAAGATTTTTGTTTGCTTTGAATATCATCAAGAGCACCATCTAATTTAGAAATTTTGTTTTTGTTTTGAGTAATGTTTGACTCTTTAAAATCATCCGTGATGTCTTGGTTACAGGTAGGACATATAGTATTTGAGGATAAGAATCTAATTTCTTTTTCCATGTCCTTGATTTTAGATCTGAACTTAATACTAAATTCATTTAACTTATCAAGTTCTTCTTGAGGATTAGCATAAGTATTCATTTGCTTTGTCATGGCATCAATGTCTCTCATGTAACTCTCAAGATCTTCCTGGTTAGATTCGATATCAATTTTCATTTTAGTTATCTCATCATCCCAGAGAACTACATTCTCCTGACTCTGCTTCTTAAGATCTTCAATAAATCTTTTCTGAACATCTACCTTTTCTTTAAGTAGAGAAATGGCATAGTCAATATCAGACACTGCTTCTTTATTTTCTTTAACACGATCTTTTAAGATGGTGTTCATAGAAGAGAAGATTCTAATGTCTAAGATATCTTCAATGACTTCTCTACGACCTGCCGCAGGTAACTGCATAAAAGGAACAAACGTAGATGATCCAAGCACAACAATTTGAGTGAATGATTTAAAGTTTAATTTTAAAACATTCTGCTCTAACCATTTCTGCTGATCAGCAGCAGAAGCACTCTGATCTAGTTGAACTCCATTTTTGAAAATTTCAAATATACCTGGTTTCATTCCTCGATTAATTTTCCAATCAATCTTACCAATAGTAAACTCAATCTCAACTCTACAATCTGCAAGGTTAATAGAATTAACAAGTTGAGGTTTGTTAATCTTTCTGAAAGGTTTGTTGAACAAACCAAAACACAAGGCATCTAAGATTGTAGATTTGCCTGCTCCGTTCTCTCCAATAATTAAAGTTTTGTTAAACTCGTTCAATTTTATTTCAGTAAAATTGTTCCCAGTGCTGAGAAAGTTTTTCCATTTGATAGTTTTAAATTCAATCATCTTCTTTAGGAGGAATAATAATGTCTTCAGGTGTTACAATACAATAAGAATATCCGTGCTCTTTACAAGTAAAAAGAGCAACGTCATCATCTATTTCAATGACTGCCATTTCGGGATAGTCGTCCGCCAACAATAAATCAGAATGCCGTTCAGCATCATCTTGTTCTTGAAAGAGATACAAAACATTTACATCCCCAAAACTAGGTGCATAAGCACCTTCTGTTTCTTTTCCCTTTATTGCTAGAATGTACATTAATCTACTTGCAAAGATTCTGAATAGATAGATCCGATAATAGATTTAAGTGTGTCTTTATCTTCATAATCAATCTCTTCTACATATTTTTCTAAGAATGAAAGTGTTCCTTCAATCTCAATATCACCAGAAGGATTTATATCTTCACAGGTATTATCAATAATTTTTAAATCATGAATACCTGCTTGATAAAGACGCTCTACTAAATTATCGTATGCATAATAGTTAGTACGTTTTTCAACAATTAATTTTACAAACATGTTTGCATACTTATTCATGTCCATAGAATCAGGATGTACTATCGTGTCATTGTAATAAATTTTAGCAAACATCTCATTTGGATTCTTAATAAATTTCAAACCCATCGTTTCAGTATCAAAGATATGAAACCCTCTGGTGTCACCAAAATCATTCCAATACATTTGGTATGGATTACCCAAATAGTAAACAGAATTAAAATTAGAACGATGATGAAAATGTCCTGAGAATACTTTCTTGAATTTAGAAAACACTTCGGGACTCATCCCATGCTCCATAAAATATCCAGGGTGTGCTTCAAATCCTGACAACTCTAGATGTCCCATAGCAATTTTTGCTTTGGTTTTTGAAATCTCTTCGTAAGTTTCAGTTTCGTTATCAACACATATCCAAGGAACAAAACAAATGTCTAGTCCACCAATATTAAGTGTCTGAGGTTTTTCAATCACTTCAACATTAGGATACTGCTGCAAAAGCAAATCAATAGCATTGATGCCTAGAGTATTCTTGTAGTATGAAGTATGGTTTCCAACAACTGTGTACAGTTTTTTGTTGGCAAGTTTTTGATAGTAATTAGTTTTTGCCCAATCTAAAGACCAAAAATCAATACTCTTTCTATTGTCAAAGGTGTCACCTAGATCAAGAACAGTATCAATATTATATTTGTCTAAGGTTGGAAAGAAAGTTTCATCATAAAATTTCTTCATGTAGTCATGAAAGATCTGACTGCCCTTTCTCATACCAAAGTGCTGATCAGTTATAATAGCAACTTTCATCAATACCTCATTTTTTGCTCAAGAGAATTCTTGATCTGCTCATAAGCAGAGGCGTTACCATGTTCGTCACCAGTAAACACTTCAGAGAATCCTGACTTCTCGATCATTTTGTTTTTAATATCTACCTGCTTCTTTTCCTTCTGGATCCTACGCAAGAATGCATAGTAGATAATCTGAGTAAAGTATGCAAATGGGTTGCTAGATTTTGCAGGATCAAAGTTGTCAATGTATGTGATACAGTTTTCAATACCATCACCAATCATGTCATCTTTAAACATGTAGTTGACGAAGTTTGGTTTGTACGACAAGTGTTGAGCAATCTTCAAAAAGCAACCGCCGATGTACTCACCCACAGGTGGTTTTTTAGCGCCGGTTAATTTTGCTTCATCTACCTTGTTCTTATATCGAACAATGGCATGTAAAAAGTCCTTGTTGTTTACATAATGTTCTTTGGATTTAGACATTGTATTGTATGTTAACTTATCTNCATATCATAGCATAGATTCAAGGGCTTGACAAGACCCTCAGATCTGTGTATAATAACTCGGTCAGAGTTCAGAAACAGCTCTTTAGCTTTAAGGTACTTAGATACTCTAAGATTCTTTAGAGTCACTGTCAAGTAGAAAGATATCCTCTAGTAGTTCTCTAGCATCATCAATAGAGGAAAGTAGACCCATATCCTCATCTAAAAAAACTCGCCCTCGTTCTCGACGCTTACGTGGTGTACGTTTTTCTTCTTTATCTAGTGCTAGTTTAGTTAAACTATTTTTATAGAACTCAACTGGAAATCCTTTTATTTCTTTTACAGTAACTAGTTCGTCACCTGAAATATAGAATTCAGTTTGATGAGATAGTTTCATCCATGCTTTAATTTTGAGTCCTTGAAACGCGCCGGGTATTTCAATCTCTTCAATCTCAATAGGATGTGATATCAGAATGTAATCTTCTGTTGGATCTGCTTCTTTTACAATGCAGAGTAGTTCTTCATTAGTTTTTAATTTTATGTTTGCGAAAAATGCTTCCATACTTACTGTTTTAGTTTTACGTTGATTATCTCATAATCAAAATTTTCTTGGTTATAGATCTTAACACGTTCAAATAAATGTCTTAACGTATAGTTTGGATTGTTAGAATCCTTAGACGTATCATCTGCAATATCATAAAGTAGTGCAGTATTTTTATTCTCACCTTTTCTTAAAACCCTACCAATAGATTGTAAGTTCCTTACTCTCGATTTTGATGGACTTGCGAAAATAATATTATGTAGATTTTTAATATTAATGCCAGTAGAGAACGTTCCGTAACTAGCAATAATAATTGCGTTAGATTCGTGCTCAGTTATTTCTCGGATCTCTTCTCTATCCTTTGCATCAACACCACCGTGTACAAAGAAAACTTTTCTATCGGCATGTGCATTAGTATTTATCAAATCATAGAGAGGTTCTCCATGACGTTCCACATAATTAAATAAGATCAGTGTATTACCACCAAGATCTAACGCAAGATTTTTAATAAAATTGTTTCTTTTAGGATGAGAGATGATATAATCAATTTCATCTTGATAAGTATCAAATGTTATATGAGGATGTCTGAGTGTGAGAATCTTAATTTTTAACCTGGACAAATGTCCCTGTTGAATTAATTCATTAGTATTAGTAATCTTTTTATGAGGACCAAACAATCCTTCAAGAACAAGTTTGTTTGTTTTACTCCCATCTAGTGTGCCAGTAAATCCAATACGATACTTTGCATGATGTAATTTGGTAAGGATGTCAGTTAAAGATTTTGCTTTGAATAGATGTGCTTCATCCCCAATTACTGCATTAAAACATTCAAAATATTTTCTATGCTGTTTATAGATTGATTGCCATGTAGTAATGGTTACTGGTTTAGGAGATACTTTCTCATGACCAGCATAAACTTTATGACAAAATTCTTCAGCATCCCAACCATAAGATACAAAATCTTTATACATCTGTTCTACAAGAGATGTAGTTGGAACAACAATGATAATCTTTTGTCCTGTCTCCTGTAAGAAACGAACAATAGAATAAATCATAAATGACTTACCTGATCCTGTTGGTGACACGATCAGTTTTCTTTTCTTTCTTAGTGCTTCATAGATTGCAGTATACTGATACTCCCTTGCTTTGAGAGATGAGAATCTTTTTGTAAATGATTTGACACCATCAAAAGAAACTAACTCGTCTTCAGCATCAGGCATACCAAAGTATTCATTATCAGCATAATCATATGTGTAATGACGTTCCTTACAGAACTGTTCAATATACTCTCTTAGTCCAGCATAGATCTCTCCTGTGCCTGGAGAGAATAATCTAATTTTACCATCCCAATATTTCTTCCTGTAGGCAGGCATGAATTGAGCACCTTCAACTTCAAATGTGAAGTGGTCAGATAATTCGTATGAAATATGTGGAGGGGTTTTCAGTTGAAGATATACTTCATTCTTTTTTCGGATAATAACATCACTCATCTATTCCTCTTGAATATCGTAACCAATCAATCGCATTCTTAATTTGAAATGAACGATTGTTAATATTATTTAGAACCTGTTTTAGAGCATCCTCTAATTTTTCATATAGATCTAGAGTTGCTTGTGCTTTAATTACATCAGCATCTCCTTTAATGTAGATAGGAACTTCTGTTTTAATAATTCTTTCTTCAGGTGCAGTTTCTTCTCTGCCCATATAATAACTATACTTCTGTCTATACAGAACGTTATAGTTGTATTCTTTTTCTTTACGTAATAATTGTATTCTTAAATACTTGTCTAACCATTTAGCATGTAGGATTGGAATTCGTCTTGCCTCATCACATAAGTCATCACTCATTACACAATCCTTGTGCCATTCATCGATCAATTGTTGATGTAAACTCATAAAGTCAATTGCTTATCATTACTATTGGTAAGTTTGTAGTAGGTGTATTTAAATTCTACTTCTGCTTTTAAATACTGTATATCTGTTATGTCAGTATTAAACTCTAATGAATTTAACCTTACAGGAAATGCATCATAGAAATGCAATTTAAATGCAGTATTAAAATTACTGCTCAAGATATTTAAGTATAGATCTATCTGATCTAACTGAGAAGAATTTTCAAAATCTTTATCTCTCATTTGTTCAGCAAACTCATACCACTGATCAGATTTTTGTGGGTAAGTAATACCAACCATCCAGTTATGAATTAAAGAATAGTTAAGACAATCTTCATCAATTAAAAAAGTTAATACAAGTGATTCATAATTTAATTTATCACCCGCAAGTTGGAAGTCATTGTATGGTGTTGCTTGAGTTGGACCATTCATACTAATGCCAGGAACATTAGCATTGGTACATTGAAATCCAATACTTTTAAAACCTGGGATGTCTAATCTAAAACCTGATGGTGATAGAAAGTTTTCGTTACAGAGGGTCATTTGCTGGGTCCTTCACACTATTATTTATAGGCATAAAAAAAGGACCCCGAAGGAGTCCAGTGTTTGTGTATCCTGATGGA